CAATTACGCCCGGAAACGGCTGGGTGAGATTGAGATACTGGAGCCCGTGCGCAAAGCACTGGAAACGGTGGAACGACATGCCGACAAGATTCTGCAGCGCTGGTATTCAACCTATACCAATGCCCGTATGGAAGGGTTGAACAGCTTGTTCCAAGCGGCCAGAGCAAGGGCTAAAGGTTACCGGAACACAGGCACGTTCATAACGATGATTTACCTGATCGCCAGCCCTGTGGCAGACATCCTGAAATCCATATGAAACGGCGAAGAGCCATAAATTTAAGCAGGAATATCCCTGCAATATCCAGGAAGCTTTTCTGTTTTCCGGGCGGCCTGTCTTTGATCCAAAACACACCGAAGCCGCCAGACATGAGTGCTACTCACCCAAGTGGCAATGCGAGCTAACACCCAATGGACTGAACAGGCAGAAAAAAGGGCTACTGAAAATATGGTACCCACCAGATGGAGCCCAGCAATACGTGATTGGCTGCGATGTTGCTGAGGGATTAGCTCCGATCAATGACAAACACAAGCACGGCGATTATTCATCCATCGACGTGTTGGACCGTTCCGGATACCAAGTGGCCCACTGGTCTGGCCATGTGGCACCGGATGACCTGGGCAAGATGCTTAACCATCTCGGGCGTTACTACAACAATGCCCTGCTCGGAGTGGAAAGAAATAACCACGGCTTGACCACCATCACCAAACTGAAAGACCTGAAATATCCCAATCTCTACATGGAAACCACGGTGGATCAGCGCACCCAAAAGCGCACCAAACGTTTGGGATGGCTGACCACCACCAAATCAAAACCCTTAATGATTGACCATCTGGCAGCACTTCTCCGGGATGCCGACGCAGGGATCTGCAATCTCGACACCGTGAAGGAATGCCAAACCTACGTCATTGAAGACAACGGAGCCACTAACGCTCAGGAAGGTTGCTTTGATGATCAGGTGATCAGTTACTCGATAGCTCAGCAAATGGTACTGAAGCTGCCAAGACGGAAGATCAATATCAACGAGCTGCAGTATCGCTCCCCGGGGAAATCAGCGTACTGATGGAAAGGACAATCATAATTTTTACTCAGCAGATGGTTGGGAACTGGCCAGCCATTATGGCTGGTCACCAGCTTGAGTGGCGTCGGCGCAGCGGCAAAAGGAAATAGGACTGGCATGGAATACGGACTGATTCAGCTCGCCACCCCGGACGAGGTCACTCAGGCGGAAATAGCGGAAGCCCAGGGTAAAGAACAGGCGGTGAAAGATGCCTTTGCTTCTGACCTGTACAGCCGCTGGCAGGGGTACCGGGAATCTCGTCGTGAAGTGGAAGATGAATGGCTGGATGCCTTGCGTGCGGTAAAAGGTGAATACGGTCCGGAGCAGGAAAAGGTGATGGAAGAGCAGCAGGCCTTGAGCCGTGTATTTATCAAAATCACCGCCACCAAAGTGAATGCTGCCTACTCCCGGCTAATTGATCTGTTGTTTCAAAATGTCGATTCATTCTGGGATATAGTCCCCAGTCCCATGTCAGATATCCCCGCTTCTATCAAACGACAGATCCGGATGATGGCTATCCAGGAACTGCTGCCTTATCAGCTGGATCCAAGAACCAGAAACCAGCTGATTCAGGAGCGCAATGATGAAATGGAGCGAACACTGTTAGCCGAAGCGATGGAAAAAGCCAACACTGCCGCCATGAAAATGAAGCGGCTGATTAAGGACTACCTGATCAACGCCAACGGTTTAACTGAAATAAAAAAGATGGTGCGGGAGCAGGTAACACTGGGCACAGGCTGTATCAAGGTGGCCACTCTCAATATCCGTAACCATGAGAAGTGGGAAAGCGAAGGCGACGAATGGAAGCTGACCGAGCAGCAGAGCATCGAGCCTGACATTGAGTGGGCCAGTGTTTTTGATATGTTCCCCGATCCTTACTCTCATGACCCCGGAAAGCCCAATGATCTGTTCCGTCGCCATGTATTGACCAAACATGAGCTGCGAGAGTTGGCAGGAAGCCCCGGTTTTGAATACGACACAGTTCACACAATTCTGATGGAATGCCCACAGGGCAATCATGTGCCTGAAGATTACGAGCGGGAACTGCGAAATATCAACAATAACGATGAGCAGTACGTTACGCCCCATCGTTACGATGTGCTGGAGTATTGGGGGCCAGTCGATGGCCACCAGCTGATGGAATACGGCGTCACGGATATTGATGAGCAGTCGGAATACCAGGCCAATATCTGGATCTGCGATGGCCGGATGATTATGGCCAGGCTCAACCCGCTGAAGCCGGAAGCTATCCCCTATAAATTTGTGCCCTACGAGAGTGTGCTTCATCGTTTCTGGGGAATCGGCATCCCCTACATGATGAACGACAGCCAGGATGTAATGAACTCCACCGGCAGAGCCTTGCTGGACAATGCTGCGCTGACAGCAGGCCCCATGTTCCAGATGGATGTGAGCAAACTGCCGGAAGGTGTTTCACTGGAAGACGCCAAGAAGATCTACCCCTACCGACTCTGGTTCTACGATGGTGAGGCTGGGGAAGGCCCGATGATTGATGCCATTAACATCCAAAGTAACCAGGGTGACCTGTCCGGTATCTTTGAAATGTTCCGGCGATTTGCGGATGAAGAAACCTCACTGCCCAGTTACACCCACGGTGAACAGACCCAGAGCCTGAACAAAACCGCCAGCGGTATGAGTATGCTGATGACAGCCGCCAATGTGGCCTTGAAAAGCGTGGTGAAAAATATAGACGACTACGCAACTGTTCCCCTGATTGACAGCCTGTTCAATTTCGCCATGCGTTGGAGTGACAGTGAAGATGCCAAGCGGGGCGATCTGGATGTGGTGGCCATGGGCAGTACCGCACTGGTGGCTAAAGAGCTGCAATCGGAACGGATGATGAATGCCCTGAACGTCAGCATGAATCCGGTGTTGGGTCCCATGACCGATCACCGCTATCTGTATAACGAATACCTGAAAGCCCTGGATATTGATCCAGATAAAGCCCTGAGACCAGAGGAAGAACTCTATGCCCAATCCAATGCACCTGAAGCCGCAGGAGGCGGAAGCCGTTCTGACGATGAGCAATCGTCCGGAGTACGAAGAGGTAGAGGAACACCTGATGCGCAGGCGCAAGTTACTGCTGGAGAAGCTGACAACGTGCCAGGATTCAACCAACTTGCGCATCCTGCAGGGTAGAGTGCAGGAGTTGGATGACATTATCGCCTTGCAGCTCAGGGCAGCGACGTATTTGAAACAGCAGTAAAAACTAATCCGCTTCGGCGGTTTTTTTATGCCCAAGGATGGGCGGTATCCCGAAAATGCACGACTGCATGGATGCAGGAGATAGAGCAACGCAGGAGCAGTTGCCGAGGAGCAATTTTCGGGGAATGTCCAGAGATGGACAGAATGCCAGGAACGCATGGAGCGTTTACTGGTGAATGCTTGAAGAAAGTGGACAAGCGACGGAGCCCCACGATCCGAAGGTCAATCCATATTGTGGACAAGCCATAGCGCCCCACAGAGAGAGTGAAGATGGCAGTTGATGCCGAAAAGCTGGATCAGGAAACGGATGCTGAACTGGCAGCATTAATGGGAATGGTACCGGAAGCCCCTGACGAGCAGGACAAGCCCACCGACCAGAATCCGCCCGCTGATGAGTTACCCCCGCCACCTGCACCGGAGCCGGAAGCTGCTGACGAAGAGTCAGAGCCGCCTGCCCCCACATCTTGTGAAGACAGCGGTGAAGACTGGCAGGACAAGTACACCAAAGCGGAAGAGTCCCGCAAGAATGCCCATGCCCTGATGACCCAGGCTACGCAGAAGGCGGCCGATCTGGAGCGCAGCAATAGCGACCTTCAACGACAGATGACCATGCTGCAGGCCAAAGTCGATCTGCTTAGTCAGCAGAGCATCAGCCAGCAAGGTGCACCGTCGTCTAACAGCAAACCATCGTCGTTGGATAAGTTTCAGGAACTCCGCAAGGATTACCAGGAGCTGGACCCGGTGTTCAACAAACTGGATGAGTCGGAGCAGCTGAACCAGAAACTGGAGCAACGGCTGGCCGCTATTGAGCAGGCTCGTAAAGAGCAGGAGGCCGAGCAGGCCCGACAGGCATTTTGGGAAAAAGTGCGAAGCCTTCATCCGGATGTGGAGCAGATTTCCGCCAGTGAAGACTTTAAGGGCTGGTTTGCCAGACAAGGAGCTGACGTGCAGGAGTTAAGCCGCGTAAGCCCCCTGGGAGCTGCCCAGGTGATGACACTCTACAAGGAGTCAGCCGGTCTTAATGCTCCCAAGCCCAACCCAGCGCAAAAAATGCAGCAGGCAAAACAGATGAGCGAACCGCCGGTGCGGTCCCGTTCAAAACCGACCACACAAGGTCGTCAACCTGCCATGACACTGGACCAGATTGCGGCCATGCCGCAGAAAGAGTTTAACGACAATGAAGAAAAACTCGATGAGATTCTGGCTCAGTGGATAAAGCAGGGAGGACGGCTCTAACGAAGTCTCGAAAGAGATTCAAAGGACCTGAATCATGGCAACATCTACGTTTCCAACGGGCGCTATGGCGAATGCCCTGTCCGTTATCTATTCCAAAAAGCTCAACGCCAAATTCTATAAACGAACTGTGTTGTCTGCTATCTGCAACACCAACTGGGAAGGTGAGATCCAGTCGGAAGGTTCCAAGGTAGTGATCCGTACCCGTCCGGATATCAATGTGGACGATTATGATCGTGCCACCGGGGTTGAGTATCAGGATCTGGAACCACCCAAGGTGGAACTGCCCATCGACAAAACCAAGTATTACGCCTTTGTGGATGACTACATCCAGAGCGCCCAGGCCAATATCGAGCTGATCAACGAGTCCTCTGCCGATGCTGCAGAGAACATGAAGATCGCGGTAGACGGCGATGTGCTGGGGAATATCTACACCGATGTGCATGTGGATAACAAGATCGACGGCGGCGGTACCGGTTTGGTTGTGGATAAGTCCAACGTGCTGGATTACATCGTCGATATGGGCACGCTGCTGGATGAGAAAAACATCCCCGAGTCTGGCCGTTGGCTGGTGTTGCCACCCTGGGTCTGCGGCATGATCAAGAAGTCCGAGCTGAAGGATGCTTCTCTGGCTGGTGATGGTACTTCCATCATGCGTAATGGTCGCCTTGGGATCATTGATCGCTTCACACTTTACTGCAGCAACAATCTGGCCAACGCAGCCGGTGTTACCCAGTGCCTGGCAGGTGTGAAAGACTTCGCCGGATTTGCTTCCCAGTTTATCAAGCATGAAAGTCTGACGTTGGAAAAGCACTTCGGCATGGGGCATCGAGGCCTGCAGGTGTATGGCTACAAAGTGCTGAAGCCCGACGCTGGTGTGCTGCTGGCGGCCAAGCGGTCTTAACTTCCCATAGCCCGACCTGAGTCGGGCTCTTTATATGATAAGGATACTTAACCATGGCTTTTGATCTGGAAACCTGCCGTAGCAAAGATGAACTGGAAGCCTTTGCCCGGCAGATGTTTAACGTAGAGCTGGATAAGCGGAACAAGCTGGATCAACTAAAAGACGAAGTACGTCAATTAATGAACGGCGGTGAGCCACCCGCAAAGCAGGATGGGCTGCAGGAAGCGGAAGATCAATTCAGGCCAGCAGCCAGTAATAAAGAGCTGCGGTTTGTACTGAACAAAAATAACAACAGCGTTTTTCATTACAATCCACGGCTGGCTAAACGAATCGGGGTGGATCTGGAGTTTTGTGATCAGCAAGGCAATCGGTTGTAGGGATCTGCCATGAAGGTCATCAGCATTATCCAGCGGGTTCGCAACCTGCTTCAGGACAATACCACCGTTCCCAGGTGGAGCAATAACGATCTGCTGGATGCCTATAACGAAGCACTGCTGGCAGTGGTGCAGAACCGGCCTGACGTGAACTCGCAGTTACTAGCTTTTACCTGTCAGGAACAGGCAGTTCAGTCGCTGCCGCCTGGCACCTACCGACTGCTGGATATTGTGGATAACCCGGGCACTGGCAGAACGGTGATTGCGACTACCCGCAGTAGCCTGGATAGCCTGTTGCCCAACTGGATCACGGCCACAGGCACGGAAGTGGAGCAATTCGTCTACGATCAAAAAAGCCCCGCTGTCTTCTATGTATATCCGGTACCACCAGCGAATCATCAGCTAAACCTGTTGGTCAGTCAGGCACCTGCACGAATAACCATTACCGATTTTGAAACGGATACTCAGCTACTCAGTCTTAATGAGCTGTGGCTGAATCCTGTGATCAACTACATGTTGTTCAGGGCTTTCAGCATGGATATGGAAACAGAAGCCAATATGCAGCAGGCCCAGAGTTACCTGGCCATGTTTGCCAATGACCTGGGGCTGAAGTGGAACGTGGATCAAATGTTCCGTCAGATGCTTCAGGGCAAGGTGGAGGGATAAATGGAACTGGACGCCTATCTTTCCCGAATCAGGCCTTATGCCAAGGGCTGTCCGGATCGGGTCATCAAAAACTATCTGATCATCACCCTGCGGGATATTTGCCACCGGGCGAACCTGTGGCGGCACAATGACAAGCTGTTTATGGTCAAGGATATAAAGCAATATTCGCTGACCGCACCCACGGGAACCGAGATTGCCACGGTGCAGAACATCCAGCGGGAGGACGGTACCCGGCTGGAAAGCCGTGACCTGCTGCCACCATACATTTCCACTGGAACTCCATACTACTACCGGCACTTTGAGACAACGACACTGACCGTCGCACCGATCCCGGATAAGAATGAGATGCACGACATTGAACTGACATTGATGCCTGCCTTTGATGCCGTGGAAGTGCCGGATGATCTGGGCCAGCTGACCCTGGAGTTTGCCTGCTGGGGCGTACTGGCTGATCTGCAAATGATGCCTGACGAGCCCTGGACCAATCCACAACTGTCAGAAGTGAACCGGCAAAAGTACGAACGGGAGCTGAATAAAAAGCGCATTCGTGGACTGGTGGGTGCCAGTGGTGGTGAACAGTCGGTGACCCGCAGGAGATTTGTCTGATGCCATTGCCCACATCCACAGATCTTCCACCTATCCTTCGGGGCGACAGCTTCACTATTCCGGTCGCGTTTACTGATGTTAGTGACCAGCCAGCGGACCTGTCGGGCTGGACATTAATTTTCACCCTGAAATTTCACCGGATGCAGCCTGACAGTGAAGCGGTGTTGCAAAAGCGACAGACCGTTGCCGGTACTGAGGCAATGGTTATTGTCACACCGATGGATACCAATGAACTGACACCCTATCGCTACGAATACGATATCCAGCTTTCCACTCCGGACGGTACCGGTGTCAGAACCTTTATGATGGGTACCATAACCCTCACCTCCGGCGTCACACACTCCATTCGCTAAAAACAGGACAAGGATATGTCAGACCCGAAACTGGCGGATATCAAGGTATCCCTGATCGGTGAGGCCGATCTGATTGTGGCTCAACGGCAGGCCGTAGCGGAAGACAAGATAGCCATTGAGCAGATGAAGGCTGATATTGAAAACATGCAGTCTGATGTGGACAACGACCAGAGTGATGTTGCGACCCGCCATACAGATATCGTCGTTAAACATGGGGAGGTGGAAGCGGATCGGTCAGAGGTATCTAGCAACCGGCAAGATGTGGAAGACCGACAGACTGATATCATCAATCGCCAGAACGATGTGACCAGTCGACAGTCAGATATCACCGTCAAACACAATACCGTGCTGAACACAGCAGCGACGGTGGCAGAAGATAAAGCGCAGGTTGCCAGTGATAAGGTAGACGTTGGTAATACCGTCACTGTATTCAACACTACCGTCACAAATGCCCTGCAAGCACTCACTGATGAAAGCGACCAGCAAAATACCAGAGTTATCGCTACCGGAGAAAGCCAGGAACAGCGGGTGATTGATGCTGGAGATACCGAACGGGATGACGTTGTCCAGGAAGGTATCAACCAGCGAAACCTGGTTAGCACCGAGAGCACCAACCAGCAGACGCTTATCGCCGACAAAGGTACTGAACAATCTGACCGTGTAAAAGCTGAAGGCGATGGTCAGGTACTGAGGGTTCAGACTGAAGGCAACAACCAGATCAGTCGGGTCATTGCAGAAGGCGATACCCAAACCGCTCGATCCAGCAGCGAGGCGGATCGTTCACTCAATGAAGCCAACCTTGCTCAAACCCATCGGAATTATGTTGAAGACTTCGCCGGTCGTTTTGGTGATGTGAATCAGGCCATTACCGATGCTACTGACCAGGCTGACCGGGCCAACACCGAAGCGGACCGTTCCAAAAATGAAGCCGCGCGCTCATCCGAAAAAAACGCCCTTGCAGAAAGCCATGCTGACAGGGCCGATGCTGCCGCTAATCGCGCAGACCAGATTGCTGAACTGGAAACCGTCCGTGATGCCCTGATCGCCTCAGCGGTGCCCGCGCCGGATTTTCATCTTCCCCTGGTTTCAGACCTGTATATTCGTGAAGGATTCGGCCCTGCCGATCAACTGGATATTTCAACGGAGCAGGATGGCAGCCAGCTGGTCAATCTGCCTACCCGCTCAGCGTCGTTCAGTCGGGATAGCATCAAGTGGTATACCAATAAATCCGGAGTGCTGACTAAAGCAGAAATCAATGAGCCTGCCTTTGAACAAGAAGGGATTTTGGTCGAGGGTAGCAGCACCAATATTGTCCCCCGTAGTAATCATTTCGCATCTCACTGGGTAAAGTACCCCGATAGCTCGACCACCGTGATTACGGACAATGCCGAAACCGGTCCCGATGGCATTGAAGGTTCTGCATCCCAATTAGACTTTGTTGGCAATAGCGCATGGCTGCTGACGTACAATTTAGGCAGTGCCGACCAGACCAAAGCCCATACCGCTTCTATCTGGATGAAAGGCAGTGTGGGTGGTGAGCAAATCAAGATTGATTTTAAAAATCAGGCATCGGTGGGGCAACAGGGAGATACCTTTATTCTCACCACCCGGTGGCAGCGCTACCAGGTCAGTTCTGTTGATCCTGGTGATGGCAATCACAATATTCACGGCTTCCAGATCCGTAAAAACGACGGTGTACCCGGCACCATTTTTATTTATGGAGCCCAGTTGGAACCACTGCCTTTTGCTACCTCCTATATTCCAACCATTGGCAGCACGGCTACCCGGTCTCCCGATTATCTGCGTTTCCAGCGAGCCTGCAACCTGGTGGAAAGCTCAAGAGTCCCCATGAGCTGGAGCATAGATTTTAATCGTTTAGGCGATGTACCCGGTAAAACGGGTTATATGATCTTTTGCTACGGCCACAATATTGATTCGGGAACCAATGGTTGGGCGCTTGTGGTCTGGCCCAGTTCAGATGCCTATGGTGGTATGCGTGTTCGTCAGGGAATTGATCTGGTGATGCCGATCATTACCGATACGGAGATGCACCGGTTGATTACATCTGGAGAAGAGCAAAAATTGGTGGTCTACCTTGATGGCCAGCTGACAGGTTCGGGTAACCAGGAAAATTTGACCCGACTCTATATTTCGGAAGAGGTTTCTCTCGGACACGGTGGCGACCAGTGCATGTATGGACATATCCGGGATTTTAAAATCTGGCATCGGGCGTTAACCCCTGAGCAGATCAGTGTGCTGGGGTAAGCCATGAAAATCGACATCACTTCCTTTACCGGAGAAGTCCCCTGGCTGGACAGCCACCTGCTGGAAGATACTCAGGCAGAAGCGGCGGTGGATTGTCGTTTAACCAATGGCAGTCTGAGAGCCTACCGTACGCCACAGGATGAACAGTTTCTGGCGGAGACTCCGCAGTCAATTTACCTGTATCGAAACGAAGGTAACCGCTACTGGTTCGACTGGACGGAAGATGTGGACGTGATCCGCTCTCCGGTAGCTGACGATCCCAATAACCGGGTGTACTACACCGGTACTTTGAAAGGACCACGCTACACCGATAACGGCTTGGCATTAAGTGGCGGCAGTGACTATCCAGTGAATGATCATCAGTTAGGGATGCCTGAGCCGGATGTGGCTCCCGTGGTCAGCCTCAGTGGCACACCGCTGGATGATGCACAGGAAGTGGATGCCGAAACACGCTTTTATACTTACACCTGGATAGACGAAAATGGTCGTGAAGGACCACCATCATTACCTTCCGGTGAGATCAGCGTGCTGCCCGGTGAAACTGTCAACCTGACAGTAGCATCTGGCCCGGGTTCGGTTGACATGAATATTACTCACTTCAGGGTCTACACGAGTACGCAAGTGGGTGTGTACCAACTTTGTACTCAGATTAATAACAGCGGAACCGTGGCCACTGATATCCCGGTTGGTGTGACCAGTGTCATGGATGAAACCCCAATGGATAAACGGGGCGATATTCTGGAAACCATCGGCTGGGTGGCGCCTCCCCATAACCTGCAAGGGATGGTGGTATTGCCCGGTGGTGTAGCCGTGGGATTCTCAGGCAAGGATCTGATGTTCAGTGAGCCTTACCATTTATATGCCTGGCCACTGGCCTACCGGTTGACCGTTGAGTATGAAATCCAGTCACTGGCTGTTGCCGCCAACAGTGGCATCATTACCACAGACGGCTATCCCTATGTGGCCTTTGGCACCGAGCCCAGTGCAATGACCCTGGAACGGCTTGATAGTGCCCATGCCTGTATCAGCAAACGCAGTATGGTGGATATGGGCGATATGGCATTGTATGCATCCCCCGATGGCCTGGTCCGGATCGCTGGTGGCCGGGCTGACCTGATGACCCGCAATATCATCAACCCGGAAGACTGGCGGGAACGCTTCCAGCCAGACACCATCCATGCCTGTTTTCACGACGGTCGTTATTTTGGTTTTTATGGTGATTCATCAAACGGCGGTGGATTTATATTCAGTCCGGATAGTGGAACCTTCACCGAGCTGGGCACTTATGCCGATGCCTGTTTCCGTGATCTGCAGGATGACAGCCTCTATCTGGCCATTGGCAACACCATCAAGGCGTGGGACAAAGGCACAGAGCTGATGGCCTACCGCTGGCGCAGCAAAGTATTCCAGGGAAAACCTGCCGCCTTTACCTCGGCACGAATTATGGCCGACAGCTACACCGACCTGATATTCCGGATATTCCGTGATGAACAACCAATACTGGAACTGCCGGTCACTTCTGACCGGGGTTTCCGACTTCCCGCAGGCCGTGGCAGCCGATGGCAGTTTGAGCTGGCAGGCACCGATACCGTTACCGCCCTAATTGTCGCCAGCTCCATGGCTGAACTCTAAGGACAGATTCCCTTTATGGCTAAATTCCCCGCACTGCCTGCAACGGTAGACCGCTATGTGCGTGAGTTTTTGAACCGGCTGGCTGGCCGCAGTGGCAACGCTGGAGATAAAGCGGTTCTGCACAGCGATTTGGCCGAGCTGGGGTTGGCGAAGGAAAAAGGACAGCGCCTCAGCATGCCAGCCACTTCCGTTAGTTCTATTACCGATACCCTGGAACCGGTCAATCCGCTGGAGCTACCGGATAACCCTACGACACCGGAGGCGCTATCAGCCGCCGGTATTATGGGAGCCATTATCCTGCAATGGCAGCCAGCCAGTTATAAAGGCCACAACCATACAGAAGTATGGCGAACACAGGTAGACGACCGTGAACAGGCATCGCTGGTTCATGAAGCCAATGGCAGCCGCTACACCGATGTTACCGGCAACACCACCACCTATTACTACTGGATACGCCACGTCAACGACATAGGCAAGGTCGGGGGCTATAACCTGTTTAACGGTATTAGTGCTGCAGGTCAGGCCGGTACTGAACAGATTCAGGCACAGGTTAAAGGTGTAATTGATAAAAGCTGGTTTACCCCGGACTGGGCCAGTTATGCCGATAACTAGGCGCAGGCTATTACCACACTGGAAAACAGCGATGTAGAGCAAAACAGCAAGATTACAACGCTGGAACAGGCCACCGCTACCCAGGCCACTCAACTGACCAACCTGACCAGCACCGTAGGTCAGAACACCACCAGCATAACCACCCAGCAGACCGTCACAGATGGTCTCAAAGCTGAATACACTTTGAAGGTGCGACAGGAAAGCAACGGGCAGATTACCGTAGCCGGAATTGGCGTGGCATCAGGTCAGGCAGACGACGGAGAAACCTTTTCCGAGATTGCTTTTGCCGCCGAGAACTTTTTCTTTACCACCCCCAACGGGCTGGTGCATCCCATGAGCATTATCAATATCGGTACTGAATCGAACCCCGACTACAAAATCATGCTGGATGCGGATGTGATGATTAACGGCCAGCTCAGCATCAGCCAGCTTCAGTCCGGGGAGTTGCAAAACGGCACCGCACTTACAGTTGGGCAGGGATCCATTGAGATGAGTACCGCCAGCGATGGCTATGGACAGATCATCATTACCGGTGCTGGTGGCATCGCCACCAATGATTACCTGGTCATCAAGGAAGGCCGGATCGAGTCGTTTGTTTACACGACATCAGCAGGTCATGTTCGCTACAAGGAGGTGCGCCGGAATGAAAGCGGTTCTGCCACCAGTGGCCAACAGGTCACCATTCCGGCTTACTTCAAAAGCCAGCCGGTAATCCATCTGGCTCCCCGTGACATATCCATCTACAACGCCAGTTATCCCAGTCAGTCCCAACGGCTTGAACTGGAACACAGTCCGGTACTGCCACACCCGGATATTGAAGGAGCCTGGGTATTTACGCCTTACTGTCGTTTAGTACTGGCTGATGGCGGCAAGACCGAGACTCACGGCCTGACCTATGTCGGCGGCAATAACAGCCAGCGGTGGGAAGTGACTGGTGTAAAAAGCCTGAAGAAAGTCACCGTCAATAACCGTGCTGCCAGCAGGCGCCATACTGGCAGCGGTAACAGTTACCAGAACCGCAAGGTGACACTGGCACTGGAATATCGGCCAGTCGGTGGCAGCTGGACCAGTGGCGGCTCCACCTCAGTGAATATAAGTCAGTTCAATACCCACGGCTTGCAGGTGAGCAAAAGCCTGAGTCAGGGGACGTATGATATTGCCGTGGTGCTGACGGCACAGGATCGCAGCGGGACGTTTACCAGCGGGGTGCTGCAATACGATTACACTCAGGCCAATAAAGCAGGCAGCAACTGGTCAAAAGTACTGGAAAGCCCTCCCGGTAAATGGGAGTACCACCAGGATTACAGTCAGTCAATCACCATTGGCAACCCTGCCCTGAGTGGCTGGGAGATAACACGGATTGATTACAGTGCCAGAGTGCAATTTACCATCAAGGCCCGTACTACTTACGACGGTAACTGGATAATGAACGGTAAAGTACCGGGCGAAGCCTACATTGAAGTGCCTAACGGGTCTGGCGGAGTGACCAAATACCGGGTTTACAGTAACACCGACGAGCCGGTTGATTATAACAACTGGAGGGCTGAAGACAGCAGGGATATTGTCGTCAACTGGTCAGACAGTACTTATAAAGATGGCGCGATAAGAGGCCCGGTCAAACTCTTTATCTCCAAGACCGGCTACACCTACTCCAGTATGACCAGTTCTCAAAATTATCTGCCTACCGCCTATGCCAGCGTCACCGTGTCAAACATCACCGCCACCGTTTACTACCGCAAAGCCAAAGGCCAGAGCAGTTCCGCCAGCAATACCTTCTACTGGGACAGCAGCAGCTACGACCTGGGAGCAACTGATATCAGCCTGACCAACTCAATCATTCACTGGACTGCTACGGGAGAATAATTATGGGCATATCCACATCACAGGGAATCATGCGTTACGGGGTACCTTCAGGAGGTGGGAGTTCGGGACTGAAGCCTGGCAGTGCCTATCAGAAAAGTCTGGACCAAATGGGGAGCTTTAATACCTTCTCTCTGGGCTCCAGCTCCTGGCCGTGGAAGAACAATACACAACCAGAAATGCCCGAAATCGCCCCCCGCTATGCCTACGATGATCAAGACGGCACTTCTCAACTGAATATCGAAGCAGCCACCGATGCCGCAGACACCCTGAAGGAATACGGCGACAAACTGTTTGATGTGTTCGATAACTACCAGACCAACTTCCAGTACCTGGGCGACAATGCAACAGTATCCGATGCCCAGCTCCAGAGCCGGTTGGGAGAAGCCAGCAGTGATTATCAGGCCAATGCGGATCTGCAACAGGCGGAGTACGAACGGGATATGCGACGGATGGGCGTGAATCCCAACTCGGCACGATTCGCCGGTTTTGGTACCAGCAATGCCCTTCATAAAGCAGCCGGGCTTTCCGCCATCCAGAACCAGACCCGGGATACAGCCAGGGAAGAAAGCTGGAATCGTAATCTGGATGTTGCCGAACTCGGACTGGATACCGCCAAGACTGCCACCGATGGCGTCAGCAGTGCCGCCAGCGTCTACAAACTGGCAGCGGATATGTTCACCGACAACAAGATCAAGTACGACCAGTTAAACGAAGCAGCCCGGCAATACGACATTGGTTATGGCTTCAAGGCAGACGAGATGAAACTGGCAGCCCAGAACCAGGCATTCAACCAGGGGCAACAGCGTTGGCAGAACGGGATCTTGCAGACTTACCAAAATAACGGGCAACTCAACTACCGGGAAAGTTTTGATTACGGCTATTAAGGACAGGAGAGTCCCATCATGTATATCGGACCAGACGGAAAAGTTTATCAGAACAAGTTTGACTCCCTGGGTCACTCCACCAAAATGCCCGGCTACGCAGAAGAACAACGCCAGATCAACGACCGACTGCATGAACTGCGCCAGCGACAGAGTGAGGCGATTGACCAGCGGCAGAATCAGGAATTACGACAACAGCAGATTGATACCGGTGACCGACAGAACTTCTACGATAACCAGCGTGAGTACGCAGGCGTCCATGGTCAGCCTTATGGCATGGGGCCGGGTCAGGCCGGACAGCAGCGAAGTGGTCAGGCAGGTTATGGGATGCCCATGGAACGCAAAGAAACCGTGGTTGATCCATTGGTACAGGATGCCGGAAAACTGAATCGGATGCTGCAAAAGTACCATCAGGGCCAAGACTCACGGGATGCAGAAGATGCTATCGGCTTTATTAACCAACACCCCGGCATCAGTGCCAACAATGTCACCGGCATCCGGTTCAACCACAGCGACCGCAATGAAGACCCGCTGGTGAGCCTGCTCGGTGACGATGGTAATCCGGTTAAGCAGTTTTACCTCAGTTCCCTCTCCAACCTGAATAACTTTGCCGGTCAAAAACAGCAGCATTACAACCCCGGCAGGCAGGTAAAAGAACCCGAAGAACAGATGAGACAGCTTCAAGCCATGGCGCAACAACTGGCAGCGCAGGAGCTGGCCGGTGAGTCCGAGGGGGTGCGCAAAAAGGAAATGCCCGCCGCCATACAACACCATTTCCAGCAACTGATGAAACAGTACGGACCCGCCAACCCGGGTTATGAAGACACCGGCTTCAGTCAGCCTAACCAGACACCGGGCTTTGGCCTGTTTGATAACCGTCAGCAGGGGCCGGAGGGAGACTACCTGGCTTACCTGCAAAAAATGCTCGGCGGAGGCAGTCAGGTAAACGACGATCCACCACCACCGGGCACCCCCGCCACGGCCACCCCGAAGCAGGGTTCTCGGGGCTACAACTTTGGCAACAACAATGCCCCCGGCACCTGGCGCAACTTCAATCCCTCCTACGGGCGCTAAATAAACCTCCCTAAAAAGACTTATTAGCCACAGAGACAAGGAGACACAGAGGAAAAGCATTAGTCTTTTTCTCCGTGTCTCTGTGCCTCCGTGGCAAAAAAAGCTCACGGATGATGCTATGAATTGGCAAGATTACACTTCCACTCCACTCTGGCAGCAAAGCGATGATGCAGAAAAAGAACACTTGCGCTATCGCTACTGGAAAGATTACCTGGCGCCCAATATTCCAGTAGAACACCACCGCGAAGCCAGAACCCTTTTTGACCAGCATACCCGTCGTCGTGGTAACCCGGAGAGCAACTATGCCGGAGACCTGTGGGATGCACTTTGGCATGGAGGTTATGCTGGTGCGGCTGATCTGGTATCCGGCGCAAGTCGTCTGGTGGGTGGTGATGGCCATAATGCTGCCAGTGATTGGTTTCGGGAAAAGTCTGAGGAACAGCTCGACAATATGTCGCCCTCCAGTGTGGAGGCGATGCAGGGCTTTGGTATCGAGCGCAAGGCAGGTGGTGGTTATGGCCTGACCGATGGCAGCACTGCTGCCGGTTTTGGTCTTCAGTTTGCCTCCGGTCTTGGCTCGCTGGCACCATCTATGATCCCCGGCGGGGTGGCCAGTAAAGGACTGGCAGCACTGGGAGCAAAAGGACTTCAGGCAACCGGTGCTGCTGCTGGTGTGAAAGGTCTGGCTGACGCCCGCAGGGTTCAGGGTTATGCCAACGCCATCGACAAGGCCAGCCACGCCATTGGTTATGGGGCAACCGGTGGTTTGATGATCGGCGGGGCCGGTGCGGAGGATGCCAAGAACGCCATACTTTCTGCCAGTTATGATCAACTGAAAGACTCACCCAGATTCCAGGAACTCTATCAGCAGACTTATGCTGCGGCTGGTGGCGGTGAGACCCGAGTGCCCTTTGAACAGGCAAAGGCATTGCTGGCAGAAGAAGCGGCCAAAGAAGCCTTTGCTCTGGCTGCCGGTGTGGGTGCGGTGTCCATGGGGATTGCTGGTCCGATTATGGAAGGGCTTGCCCTGGGCGCAACCGGTAGCCGTGGTGCCAACGCCCTGAAAGGATTGATTACCGAAGGTGCGCAGGAGTTTGGTGAAGGCTTCGGCCAACAGGTAGCAGCCAACTATGGCCAGCAGCAGGCAGGCATGGATGTTGGGCTTACCGATAGAGCCATGGATCAGGCTCTGACCGGTCTGGTTGTAGGTGGTCCGGTGGGCGGTGTGGTGGGAGGTTTCGGTCGTACCCGTAATCCGGAAGCAGTCAGTATCCTCCAGAATAAACTCAACGATCTGATGAGCCAGCACCAGACCCTGCAAGATCAGATGCAGGAACCACATGCCGACCAGACCATGTTGGCGGAGCAACTGCGCCAGAACTCGCTGGCCATTGCCGGTTTGAAAAGCCAACTTCGGGAGTTGGGAGAAACCATACAGGAGCCTGAACAGCCACAACCGGAAGCAGGGGCACAGCCGGAGTCGGAAGGTGGACCGCAGTGGTATAACTGGTCAGACCGTAACGATCCGAATAACCCTCCCGGAGGTGCTGGCGGTGGTGTGTCCGATAATCCCAATGCAGGACCGCAGGACGTCAGTGACTATGACCGGCCAGCCTGGCAACGAAACCGACCGGGCAATCCGGCAGAAGCGGTGCGATTTGGCCAACGCCATGTGGATACTGCCGAGCCTACCAGTAACCTGGAGCAGCCGAGCCATTGGAGTGGTCGCTCAGTGGGGCTGGAAGGTCAGTCACCCATAAACACGCCCATGGATACCCGGAATGTGGGTATGCCTAAGCAGGAAGTTCAGCAACCGGCACCGCAGGACAACCGTTGGAAGAACCGGACGGTGACCAGGGAAAAGCCACAACCTGCCGAACCGCCGCAACAGTCCCTGCCTTATTATCCTCCCTCCGACTTTACCGGCAATCGCTACGGCACTGTGGATGCTGATCCTGAAATGGCAAAGCAGGACAGCCAGCAGCGCCGTGCTGAGCAGATAGATCGGGCTGCCAGCCAGCATCCCGGCTCACCAGAGTACACCGGCAACCCCGATCAGGATTTAGCCAGCTACACCGAACGGATGAACAGCCTGAACCGGTTGTTCCGCTCCTTTAACTGGCAGCGCGGGGACGAAAGCAAGAAGCGTCGTGTTCGTAAGCTGATCGAGAACCAGCGCCGTTTGGAAATGAAAGCCCGAAAAAGTGGCCGTGGTATTACGCCGACATCCATGAAAGAAGCATTAGCCAACCTGAAGGCCATGGTGGAAAGTGGTGAAGGTATCCGCTTTGAACGGGAAGTCAAAGCCATTGAAGACCGCCAGCAAGAGGAAGGATTACGGCTGAATGCACAGCAAAAATCTGGAACACCGTCTGGCATTAAACCGGTGATGGGAAAGAATGGAAATCTCGACAGCCGCACGTGAGCGTGGAGAAGATAGATCGGGCTGCCAGCCAGCATCCCGGCTCACCAGAGTACACCGGCAACCCCGATCAGGATTTAGCCAGCTACACCGAACGGATGAACAGCCTGAACCGGTTGTTCCG